ACTAAATGAAATGATTGCATTTTTAAAAGATCAAAAGGGAAGATTGGCTGAAGCTAATAGAAACTTACCAGATATCAAAGCAGCCGACCAATTACTAAGTTCAGAGATTACTAGAATTTCTGAAGAATTAACAGATGCTCAAAATGAAGACGTACTAACTAAAGATGATGGCTATATCGATGCAACGCTTAAATTTGAAATGGAAGATTTACCTAAAGGAACTGTTGTAAAGGTAGATGCATTAGAATGGACAGGACAAGGAAAATCAGACATATTAACAGTATTTATTGATGACGATCCACTAAGAATAGAGAAAAATAAACTTCAGATATCTGCTGAAGATTCTATTTAAAATATTACCCTAATTTATTTTAAAGCCCAGTTGGAAACAATTGGGCTTTTTTTCGTATAAGATTAAATACATCTAACAACAATGGCAAGAAAGAAGAATTACTTAAATAATAAAGACCTTTACAATGAACTTGTAACGTCAAAAGGACTAGACAAGTTAACACCAACCGCAGAGAAGATGTTAGTGTTATTGGCAGAAAGAACTATTAACAAATTGAACTATGTTAATTCAGATGATCGTAATGATTGTTTACAATTTGCTCTTTTAGATCTTTTAAAATACTGGAGAAACTTTAACCCTAAATACCCAAATGCATTCGCATACTTTACTGAGATTGCAAAAAGAGGATATGCAAAGGGATGGAACAAGATTCACCCGCAAAAATATAAAGGCACATTATCAATTGATCGTATCTCCACAGGAGGTGACAGTGAAAATGGTGGAATGTTTAACATATAAATGTCAATAAAGAACTTAAAACCAAGTGGTAACTCAGGGTTTATACAGGGATATTATAACCCAATAAATCCAGATAAGTATATCGGCCCAATGCCGATAATTTATCGTTCCTCATGGGAGAGAAAGTTCTGTATCATGTGTGATAATAGAGAAGATGTTGTTAAATGGTCAAGCGAGCCTGTAGAGATTAAATATATTTGGTCTTTTGATAAAAGAGAACATAAATATTATCCAGATTTTTATATGAAAACCAGAAACATTAACGAAGGATTAGAATCATATAAAGAATTTTTGGTTGAAATTAAACCGGAGGCACAGATTACAAAGCCATCTCCTCCTAAAAAGAATAGCCAAAAAGCATTAAAATCATATAAGTTTTTGGCAGAACAGTATATAAAAAATAGAGATAAATATAAATATGCACAAGCATGGGCTGACAACAGAGGTTGGAGGTTTATTGTGTTGACTGAAAAATCTCTTAAATAATGGGCAAAATAAAAAAAGATATTAAGGATTTAAGTAAACAGGCTGGTAGTAAAACCAAGGCAAGGAGAAGTGCTGAAGAATGGTTTGATAAAGCATCTAACTCTATTAAAGATAATTCAGTTGCAAAACACAGTAAACCATTTAAAGTGGGTATGATTCATGTTTTTAGATACGATAAGCCCAAGCATATGAAAACATTACCATGGTGGGATAGAAGTCCAGTAGTATTAGCACTGGATCCACATGATAGTGGTACAGACGTCGGTATTAATTTAAACTTATTACCAGTACAGATGAAAGAAGATCTATTAGATATGATCTATGACAGGATGGCTGGACAAATTAAATCTAAGACAGGAAGATCTAAAAAAGATAATGCATCAACACAAGGTCAAATAGATTTAATTTATAAAGATGCAGTAAAATTCTTAAAACAATTTGGTTTTGATTTTGCAATCAGACAATATATTCCACAACTAAAAAAAAATCAGAAAGTAGTGTCTTATGAAAGTTGGGCAAAAATAGCATTATGCGACTTTGATGATTTAAATGGCATAGGAATAAACGAAGTAAAAGCAGCATTTAGAGAACATCTAAAAACGCGCGCAAAAAGGAAAGATATATAAACAGAACATAATAATATAGTAATATGGCAGGATTTAACGATAGAAACGGACCATTGAGTAATGGATCAAAGCCCTTTAGCATTTCAAATGCATTAAAGTCTTTATCCTCGTTCGGTATGCGCTATGATGATTTAGTCTTAAGACAATCTCAAGCGATTGGACCAATGGAAGCAGAAATTGGTTATGGTCAAATGAATCCATTTGGTGTTGATAACGATGACATCTATGGAGCATTTGCAGCAATGTCTATGACAGACACTAACCTAAGATCTAATATTCCATTCTTTGATCAATCATATGAAGGTAAAAGAGAAGAACTTAGAAAATTTTCATTAAACGATGAAGTAGAAGATATTTTAGATATTCTTTGTGATGAGACTATTGTATATGATGAGAAAAACTTCTTTTGTTATCCAGAGATTTTAGGTATTGATATATCAGATGATGTTGATAAAGACCTTAATAAATATTTTAGACAAATATATCACTACTTTGGTTTTAACTCTGATCAATCAGCATGGTACTTCTTTAGAAAATTCTTAATCGATGGTTACCTTGCATTTGAAATTATTTATTCACCTGATCAAAAAGAAATTATTGGATTTAAAGAATTAGATCCTATTACACTTATACCAGGTTACAACCACGATGATGGTAAGAAAGTATGGGTACAATACAAAGATGATCCAGTTAAAGAGAGAAAATTATATGATTCACAAATGATATACATTTCATACTCATCTATAACTACAGCATCTAGAGTTTCATACATTGAGAGATTAACAAGAGCATTTAACTTGTTAAGAATTATGGAACACACAAGAGTTATTTGGGCAGTTACCAACGCTTCTTTTAGAATGAAGTTTGTAATACCAGTCGGTGGTAAATCTAAGACTAGGGCGAAACAATCTCTTTCTCAGTTAATGAACTCTTATAAAGAATCAGTTGATTTTGATTGGGAATCAGGTACATTAGCAACAGATGGTAAACCAATGTTACAGTTTAGTAAAGAGTACTGGCTACCTTCTAAAGATGGTGAATCACCAGAAATTGAAACACTTAACAGTGAAGGACCAGATCTTTCAGATACAGAAGCACTTAAATACTTCTCAGACAAATTAAAACATGTTTCTAAAATTCCTTATTCAAGATTCTTATATGAAGATGGTGGCGGAGATTTTAATTTAGCAGCAGATGGTATGATCAGAGATGAGATTAAGTTTGGTAAATTTATCAAACGTTTAAGATCTATTTTTATGGAAATCTTATCTAAGCCATTGTTTATTCAAATGTGTCTTAAATATCCTGAATTTACTAACGATCCACAATTCAAATCGCAAGTTGCACTAAGATTTAATGAAGAGAATGTATTCTCAGAATTAAAAGATATGGAATTAATGGAGAAAAGATTAGACTTCATTGGTACAATGAGAGATAGTTTAATGACAACCAACCAAGAAACAATGGAAGAAGAATATTACTTCGATCAAGAATACTTAGTTAAGAAGTATCTTAAATTAAGTGATGACGAGATCAGAGCAAATGAATCCTTTAAATCTAAGTTAAAGAAGAAGACTGCAGAAGAACCAGAAGCTGAAGATCCATTCGCAATGTAAAACCATGATTAAAAAAGATATATAAAATATGAAAATTATCAAAACATTTAATGACTTTTTATCTGAAGATGCTCTTAGGGCTGGTGAAGATTCAAAAATTATCATCGACGATATTGTACTAGATTCGGGACCCACTGTTAAAGCAGCAGAAATATTAGGAGCTATTACAGCGTCATTAACTGATGATGAATTCAAACAGTATTTTTATGAAACATACGGAGAAGCTGCATTCGGAGAAGGAGAAATTGATCAACTAGTGAAAATCTATAATGACAAAAGAACAGAGGATCTAGAGGCTGAAAAAGAGGCCGAAAAAGAAGAAGGTGGCGATGAAGAAGATAGCGATGATCCGCTTGCAGGAATGTAATAAGATATTTCAATAATAAAGTATGATATATATTAAAAATACAAAAATAAAATATTATGAATAATAATAACGATTTATTGATCGTCGAGATGTCGTCATCTGCATTAAAAGTTGCTGATACAGATAACAAAGACTATATCTTAGAAGGCGTTTTTGGTCAAATTGATCAGAAAAACAAAAATAACCGTATTTACACAGAGTCCGAATATGTACCTCAAATTGAGGCATTGCAACAAAAAATCGGAGCTAGTAAATTATTAGGTGAATTAGATCACCCTGCACAATTTGATATTTCTTTAAAGAATGTGTCTCACATCATTGAAGAATTAACATATGATAAGGATTCTAAAGAAGTAAGAGGACGTATTAAATTATTAGATACAGACGCAGGTCGACAAGCTAAGGCTTTAGTAGATGCTGGTGTACCTTTACAAATCTCATCAAGAGCTGCAGGTGCAGTTGAGTCTAACGGAAAAGTAAAAATTAAGCAATTATTTACATATGATTTAGTAGCTGACCCTGGCTTTGAAAACGCAGAGTTAAAGAGAGTTAACGAATCTTTTGGTTTCTCAAATGATAATGGACTTTACATATATGAAGTTGGTCCTGCTAATTTAACAGAAAATATTGAAAATAAAACTACAACCACACAAATAAAAGAAAATAAAAACATGGCAGAATTTGTAAAATCTGAGGATTTCAATAAGTACTCTGAGTATTTAGCGAATGAGATCAAGACACTCAAAGAGTCTATCGAAGCTAACGACAACACAGCTTCCGGAGACGACACGGTAGAAAATCTAACACAACACAATAACCACATTGTAGAATCAGTTAATGATTTAACTGAATATATTGGGTATATTGCAACTAAATTAGATGATTCTATTCAGTACAGCGAACACGTTGCTGAAAAAACAGACCAATCTATTTCTTATTCAGAAGAAATCGCTGAAAAATTAGATCAAGGTATATCTTATACTGAACATTTAGCAGAATCAGTAACTAAAGTTAAAGATTTCGCTAATTATTTAGCAGAAGCACATAACGAAGGCTCTGAATCACAGACTACTCTATTAGAATACGTTGAATACTTAAAAGAAAACTTACAATCTGTTTCTGAATATGCAGAATACATTGCTGAATCTTTAAACGAAACAGTAGAAGAAGTAGAAGTTAATGTTGAAGCTGAAGAAGCTAAAGAAGAAGAAATAGAAGCAGCAGATAACGTTGAAGGCGAAGAAGTTGCAAAAGAAGCAGATGAAGATAACGAAGAAGTTACTGAAGAAGAAGATCCTGCAAAAGATAAAGACGAAGCTGAAGATACAGATGAAATAGAAAACATCGGTGATAATTCAGAAGAAGGTGCAGTTGCTGCAGATAGCGATGAAGCTGGAAAAGAAGTTGAAGAAATCGAAGACGAAGAAGTTGAAGCTGGAGATAATTCAGAAGAAGGTGACGTTGGAGGTGAAGAAGCTGGAGAAGATGCAGAAGATTTAGAATCTGAAGCTGAAGCTGGAGATTCTGAAATCAAAGCTGAGACTGAAGAAGCTGAAGCTGGAGAAGGTGAAGAAGAAGCTGAAGGTGAAGATGGAGCACACGATCCATTAGAAGCTTATAAAGCAGATATCTCTTCTAAATTAGACGCACTAGTTGAAAATGCAACTCAAAAAGAAAATGAAAATCCTTCATTCTTTAAAGTAGTATCGTCTGAAACTAGAAACAAATACAACGAATTATCAGAATCTGCTAAAACAGATGTTAGAGGAATCGTTTCTAAAAGAGGATTTATGACAGAATCAGAAATAGTATCAATAATGAATAACGCACAACTTATTGTTGAAAGCGCAGGTGAACAACCTACATTTATTGCACTTATGCCAACTGAATATACAGAAGCATGGACTAATCTATCTGAATCTAGACAGAATAACATTATTGCACAATCTAAATATCACTCATTAAAGACAGAATATCAAGTTGCTAATTTCTGGCAAACTAGAGATTTAAGAGACAATAAAGTGGAATTAGAAAAAGTTGCTATGGTAACTGAAGCAAAGAAAGAAGAAGCTAAACCAACTTTAGGATACGATGTATCAGGTATGGCAGATGCTTTCAAACAAAGATTTAACAAATAATAATAAGATATATAAACTAAATCGACGATAAGGGTGACAGAAGCAGAAAACCCATTGAATGTCGAGTTTTTAACTAAACAACAATAAAACAAAAAAAACGATCATTAAAAAATGGCAAATTTATTAAACGAAGCTGAGATCAAGAATACATGGGCACCGATTATTTCGGAAGCTACAGGTATTAACGAATCTAGCAAATTAGCGTGGATGTCGACTTACTGTCACAACCACAAATTATATGAAGACGCGAACATCATGTCTTTATCAAACAACCCTGGCCCAATGAACTTAACAGGTATGGGTGCAGTATCTTTTCCTGCTGGCGCTCCTGCAAATGGTGCAGCTGATGCAGCTCAAGGTTCTGGTGACAAAGCTCCAACATTATTGCCTTTGGCAATGCAAGTTGCTGCTCAAACTATCGGTTTAGACTTAGTACCAGTAGTACCAATGGCTGGACCAATGGGATTATTGTCTTACTTAGACTTTACTTATGAAGGTGGTACTGTTGCATTAGGTGCAACTGCTCCAACTTACATTAAAGCAAAAGGTGTATCTGCAGATATCGATGCTGCTGCCGGACACGGTGACTATGAGTATGTTAACGATTCTAGAATCGATGGATACCCAATCTTTAAAGTAGGTACTTTAGTAGCTGCTAACGTAAAGTTAGATTTAGAAGCTGCAGGTTATACTGAAGTTTCTTTAGTTGCTGCATTAGAAGACCACATTGCTGGATTCTCTGGTGCTGAAGATGTTACTGGTAAGCCACTTTCAAGAGAAGCTGGTGAAAGAACTGCTGATAAAGTAATGGGTCTTTCTTTATTCTCTAAAAGTGTTGCTGCTGAAACTTTCCAAGTTGCTGCTGCAGTTACAAGAGAACAAGTACAAGATTTAAAACAATTCGGTGTAGATGCTGTTGCTCAAGTTGAGTCAGTATTAACTAACGAATTAACTCAATCTATCAACAACCACATCTTAACTAAGATGAGATCTATTGCTGAATCAGGAATTTCTGATGTAGTTTTAAATTACGGTCAAGGTGGAAACACTTATGGTGATGTTAACAGAAGAATCCTTACTCACGTATTGGCTGCTGCTAACTTAATCGCTAACAGAGGTAGAAGAGGTGCTGGTAACTTCGCTGTAGTTGATGCAAAAGTTGCTTCAGCTTTACAAGGTGTTGCTGGTTTCGTACCAAACCCAATGGCTAACACATTTAATCAAGTTGCAGGTGCAATCTACCCAGTAGGTTCTGTAGCTGGAATTAATGTTTACACTGACCCAAATCAAGCATTTGAAGGTGTATCTAAGCTAGTTGATAATGTTGCGACTCTATGTCACAATGTATTAATCGGTAGAAAAGGTGATGGTAACGGTGCTGGATTAGTATTCATGCCTTACTTAATGGCTGAATCAGTTCAAATGATCGCTGAAGGAACTATGGCTCCTAAAGTAGCGGTTAAATCTAGATACGCTCTAGTTGAAGCTGGTTTCCACCCAGAAACTGCATACCAATCATTCGACATCGCAGGTTTACAACTGTAATCTAAAGATTTAGAATAATTAATATTAAAAGGCTGCCTTCGGGCGGCCTTTTTTATTACCCAAGATACGTCATGAATATATTCAAATATTAGGAGGATATATAATATATTAACAAGGCAATTTAAAACAAAATAATAATTATGAAACTTAAATCAAAATTAAAACTTTACGAAGAGTTCGTAAATGAATCAACAAAAGAAAATGTTACTAAAAACGTAACTACTGACTCTGTTGCTAAAAACGTAACTACTGACTCTGTTGCTATAGACCAAGTAAGCATTGATGCTACTACAGATTCTGCAGAAGCAGTTAGAACAGAAGTTATTAGAGATGTAGATACTATTCTTAACAATTTAGCTGAATTATCAGATAGAATTGGAGAATCAGCTTCTATGGCTCTAGAAATAGACGAACTATATGAAGAACTATTTGACTTAACAAATGTTTCAGAACTTAACGAAGGTATATTAGATTTTATTAAGAGTCCTATTAAATTCATGAAGATTAAGAAAAATCTTAAGGGATATCAAAAAGCTTTAATTCAACAATCAATTAATGATGTTGATTATGCTAAAAAACTACAGGCATCTAATGAAGATCCTGATCCAAAAGCAAAAGAAGTTTTAAAGAAATCTAACGAGGCTAAAAATAAAGCGCTTAAAGATCAAATTGATGCTGTCGGAGAAAGAATGACTGAAATATCAAAAGGAGACGAAGGTTTAGGAAAAGTTGTTTCTATTGGAAAAACTAAATCTAAATTAGCTGCGGCTAAAATAGTAATGAAAGCAACTTCAGGTGAAGAAGCAAAACAACTTAAATTAGAAATTAGTACTTTAGAGGATAGAATATCAAAAGATGAGAAATCATTAAAAGATTATGCTGCTAAGCAAGAACCTAAAAAAGAACCTGAAGCAGAAACTGCTGCAGATAAATCAGCAGATCAATTAGACGGTCCAGACAAAGAAAAGAAAGAAAAGAAAGATAAAGCTGCTGCTAAAACTGACACTAAGACAGATACTAAGACAGATACGAAAACTGACACTGATACTAAGACAGATACTAAAACTGACACTGATACTAAGACAGACACAAATACTAAGACAGATACGAAAACTGACACTGATACTAAGACAGACACAGATACTAAGACAGATACGAAAACTGACACAGATAC